TGTATAAGTCTTTTGAAAAAATATCCAGAACCACAACCGCATTCCAAAACACTATTTTCATCCTCAATTTGAGCATATTTGATAATATTGTCAACATCTTGATCCAAAAACGTTTTTGGATCACTGTCTAAATCTACGATTAATGCACCATTATAAGGTAATTCAAAACTATTTTGCAAATCATCAGATATCAAATCATAGTAAATTTTTGTTAAATCATCATACGTATGTTCTGCATTTAAAAATCTTTGATATTCTTTCGGCAATTCCTCTATATTATTTTCAAATTCACTTAGAATTTTTTCTTTAAGTATTTGAAGATTGTCTTCATGCGCCTTTATGCTATTTTCCCATTCATTATCATAGTACTCTTTCGTGGGATTTGCAGTCATTTTTATTTTTATTTATCGATTGAAGAACGAATTGGAACCAGTGGATACATTCTTAAAATCTTTTATGGTAGGAACCAAATTAAATGCAAACATAATTCTATCTTCATCAGATCTGTTGAAATCAGTCTTGTGAAGTAGCCAAGACGGGAATAGTAATATCATCCCCTCTTCTGGGGTAATTCTATACTCCTTCAAATAAGTAAAAGTTTTTAATCGACTTATATTAACACAATAATTTTTATAGTTATGTACATTATCCACAAAAATAATGTCCCCACAATTTTTTGGACATTTTAAATAATAAACTCCTGATATAATACAATTTGGGTGAAAGTGTTCTTCAACATTTTTTCCATTGCCATAAATTGTATACCAAAAGTCCATCCATTTTAAATCAAACTTATCTGTTTTTTCTTTTTCACTCAAACTAAGTTTAATTGCACTATCCAGATATTTTTGTAGTGGTTCAAACTCTAATCTTTCTAATAAAGTCCCAGTATAAAAGGATGTATGTCCATTAGTGTCAGAAGTATAATTTTCTTTGTGAACATCAACACTTATTTTTTGAATATTTTTTGTTTCCTCATAATGCTCATAAACTTTTGGGATATATTCTTTGAAGATGTCCTCTTGATGCTGGAGATTTAACTTAATTACAATCAATGGAGTTGAAAATAACTCAATATCATATCTTTTCATAATTAAAATGTAAAATACTTAGTGGCCGTGTCACTTAAATCAAGACCAATCCACATTATTAAATTAAATCTTTCTCCTGACGTAATTGGGGATACTCCATGATAAAACATCCAATGACTTGGAAATATAATTGCATCACCCTTTGAAAATTTATATTTTTTATCTTTTCCAATAGATGGAAACTCTAACTCACCACCACTGTAATCTTCATTCAAGTAGATACATGCGGTCAATAATCTAGAATAATTTAAAGTTTCTGCATAGTGATCATGATGCATTCTAAAGTAATCTTCTTGATTATATTTTAAAATATGATAGGTATAATGATTAAATTTGTCCCCATAAGAATAATAAAGAGGTCTTACATCTTGCACATATTTTTGAGTTAGTTTTTCAATAGATTCTTCAATTAACTTTTCTGTATTTTTCACAAAATCGTTTTTTGATCCAAATGTATTAATAAATTTTCCTGTTCTAAGTGGATCGCTCAATGCTCCGCTAAAACTCATAAGATTTGGATGTTTTTTAATATTTTCTACAAGTTCATCACAAACAGATAAACTTAAAAATTTTTCATAAACTTGAACATAATCTTCCATGCTCAAATTAAACTTACCATCTTTAATATCTTTTTCCATCTTTTGATAAGTTTCTTCAAATTTTTCAGTATATTCTTTTCTGAAGAACATAGAATAATTAGTTTGCTCTTTAATTTCCATAATTATTCAACCTTTTCATACATTGACATATCGATGTTTGCTATTTTTTTATATACGTTATTATCATAATAATATTCCAAATCTCGTTTAGAATAATTATTTGAAAGATGTTTTTTAGTCTCTTCTGGATCATAATCAGTTTGATCTTCATAAAGAATATCAATTGTCATTATAATGAAGTCTTCTTCTTTAGAAGAATTCCATCCATGATGCATTTCATAAGTTAAATCAAAAATGTAACACTTACCTTTCTCTATCTTTTGAGCGCCATACATTCCTTTTAAATACGCGTCTGATGCTTTAATTGGAACTAATATTCTCCATAAATTTTTTCCATAGTAAGGAGGGTCAATGTGCTCCTTGACTACTGTTTCTGGTGGAAAACGATTTACACCAATACACATAATATTTTGATCGTTTATTAAATCTTTTAAAGCATCACTAACAAATTCACTCAAACAAATACCAGTATCTTTTGATTTGATAACACGAAAATACCAACATCCTTTTTCAACATAACCATAAGTCCAAGGCATTTTGTATTCTTGAAGACTTTTATAATCTTGTTTAAGAATATCTTGAGAAACTGCATTAACTTTTTCAAGGTAGTTTTTTACATAGTCAGTGCTTCTATCTAACATAATTTTAATTTTATGTATTTAAAAATGAATCTGGATTTTCTGTTACATTTTTTTTAATTGCAGCAGCTGCTGCATCTGGATTAGAGTTATACATTTGTAATGTTAGTGGATCCATAATATCTATTCCTCTTTCTTGAATAGATCTATGAATCACTTTATCCATTGGTTCATTTTGAGTATATTGATCATATCTTTGTTGAACAAATGGCAATTGTTTTGTGTCCTCAATAATATCAGAAACTTTTTTGAATACAAATACCATACATTCATGATATTTGTTTGGTTCGTATCTTTGAGGAACTTTTTGGGAAATATGTTGAATATATGCTGGATGTGATGATACAAACTCATCTGTCGTTAAAAATGTAGTATTATAGACCATTACATCTACATCTGGAACTTCTATTTTTTCAACTTCAAATCCATTTTCAGTAAATTTACTTTCAATCAGTTCTTTTCTTGGTAACATTCCAATAGATTTCTCACCATACCCATATTCCTTCTCAATGGGAGAAAACTCTCCTTGATACTTTATATCGAGATCCTCATCATTAACAACTTTGATTGGATTTTTAATAATTACCTTCCCACCAATTTTAAGTCCAGTTGATATACTTTTGATAAGTGTATCAATATTTGTTGTGTATCCAATACTTTCCAAAAAATATACGGTATCAAAATATGGTTCACTAGAAAAAAACTCATCCATATCAATACAAAAAAATGAAGATGAATTACTATCTGTCGATTTAGAAGCATTTTCTATTTGCTTATTGCAACAATCTACTCCAACATAGTTGCAGTTTTTGTATTTTGGATGATTCTTTAGGAAATTATGAAATTGACCGTTACCGCAGCCAACATCGGCAATAAACGATTCGTGATTAAGTTCTCCCAAATCTGCAAGATACTGGTAATTTTGTTGCCGCAGATCCATATGAGAGTAATTTGAATTTTTGATTAACGCTACTTGATACCCCTGTGGATATTTTTCATTGATCATATCTGCAAAAGAATCATAATAAGATTGAGTTGTTTCATCCATAGTAAAATTCTGGAATGTTTACATTGATTGATCTATAGTATTTTATATTTTTAATTTCCCCATTATCAATCCTAAACTTGATATGTGAAAACTTTTTGTAATTTAAAAAATACTTTTCAAATGGTGAAGTGTTAATACCGTAGTTCTTTAAGATATTTATAAAGTCTTCTAGACCTACAACATTTTTTTCTGGATATATCTCTAAGTGAATATCATTATAATTTATTTTTCCATCTTTCGCATCAAAACCAATACAATAAAAAACAGGACAAAATTGAAATATTATTTTTCTAACAACGTCGAGCGTAATAGTTTGAGTATTAAATTGATCTAGATTTGCTCTTGGAAATATTTCCCGATGAGGAATATTACTACCACCAATAGTATCAAGTAATGCAGTAAATGAATTTGTTTCCAGAACGGGAACAATACCCAGACTATTAAAATTGTCTCTATCCTTCAAGACAAAATTAACAAATACTCCTCTTTTTGAAACATTTAAAAATAATATTTGAAAATTGATATTAGCAAATTTTTTTTTAATTAAGTTTTCTATTTGATATAACTTTGACTTACTGGAACGTATGGGTATTTGAGATAAATCTCTATAACCGTAATGATATGAAAAATACGGTTGAGAATATATTTCTCGTTCTATTCCAATACCAAAATTAGAATGTAACTGTGCTTCCTGCTGTTGTTCCACTTGTCACCACCACATAATAAGCACCACTTCTGCGCCTAATTGCATTTCCGCCAGATCCACCACTACCGCCGCCAGATGATCCCCATCCACCGCCTGCTCCACCACCATTACTACAATATGTTCCTAAAACAGTGTTAAATACACAATTTCCACCACCACTACCACCAGAACCTGGTACACTTGAGGTGTCTTCATCACCAGCAGCACCATTTCCACCACCATATGTAAAATTTGCATTTAAAGCACTACCAGCATTTCCGCCGGCGCCGCCACCTTTTCCTCCTCCACCACCAGAACCAGCAATAGATGCATTAGTTGTATTACAGCAGTAGCATTCATTATATGAGTTTATTTTTGCACCGCCACCTCCACCACCGCCGCCGCCACCAAGAATGCGATTGTTATTCTTTAAGTAAATATTTGATGCTACGGAGAGGGCAGTTCCACCAGTCTCCCCACTATTTCCACCATCACCACCTCTTCCACCTTTACCATAAATGGCATGATCATTGATCAAATAGCAGGTTGTATTTGGTCTACCACCTTGGGGAATTGTTAAAGCATAATTTCCAGTTGAAGTTGCTTTACAGTTACCATTTGTTGATGCAACAAAAAACACAGTATTATTACTATTTTTTTTAAGTGCTTCGTCCTCAATGGCATTTACATTAATTGATGCATTTGACCCATTGACCTGAACGGTTGTTTGTCTTGCATAGTAATAAACTTTACTGTAAAAATTAGATAATTTAATTTGCCCAGCACCAACAGCAGGAATATTATCAAAATGAGATGCTTTTGTAGGATGACTCGCATCACCTCTAGCTTGATCGGTGCAAGTATTTTTCTGTACATGTGTAGAACCATAATAAAAATCATTCATCGCAACTTGTCCTTGTGAACCTAAATTTGTGTATTCGGTTCTTAGATCTGACAAGGAAATTTGTCCGCTTGATGGTAAAGTCATTTTTGTATTGAAAACGTATATGGTCCTGATTTGAATTTTGATGGGACAAAATTCATAGAGATAGATACTCTTCCATTACCGATATTTATATCATACCCATGGTCTAAATGTGATGACCAAAGAACCAAGTCCCCTTCCTCAATAAAATCACAAACTATTTCTTTTTGATTAAACTGCGTTTTCTCTACAATGTTTAAATCAAAAAATGGTTCAACATGAAAATTGAGAAATGGATTTAAAAATGTTAAGGTCGAATGAATAGATGGGATATAATTTACATAATAAGTCGCTGAAACAAAAGAATTCCCATGACTATGAAATCTTTGAAAACCATTTTTATAGCAATTGTTTATCCAGCAGTCAGTAATAATTAGATCATCTTCAAGATCATATCCCATCACTCCTCTTACAAAATTATAAGAAGATTCTAACAAAAACTCTTTAAAGTTTTCGTCTTGAATATAGTCAAAAAAACCTTTTTCTAATTCTGATGAATTAAAAAAATGTTTAAGTTCTGGAGAAATAATACCGTCAACTTCTAAATCCCCATTATTTTCAATAAAATTTAAAATTTTATCTTTAAATTCTATATGTTTAGGATACTTATCTTTTACAATAGGAACTGGAAATAGGGGATATGCACCTAGCATTGTATAAAAAAAACATACCAGTACTATAATCTAGCACTGGTATTTTGTCAACCTATTTTCTTTTCGAGAGCATCTACCTTGGCAGAAAGTTCCTTGATAGCTTCGATGAGCAGAGGAACAATTTTTTCATACTGAACTGTAATGTAATCTCCACTTACAGGTGCTGGTTTAACCGCTTCTGGTAAAACTACCTGAACTTGTTGTGCAGAAACACCAACATGAGTATCTTCGGTATTAAAACCAAGCGATCCAGCAATTTGATTGAAAGTATATGTAAAACCACTTAATTGAAGAACTTTATCAAGTGCATTTTCAAGAGGTTGAATATTTGTTTTGAGTCTTTCATCGGAAACAAAAGCAATAACATCTCCACTAGCAGAAATTTGACCAGAAACACTTAGATTGTCATCAATTGTTGTTGTACCACCAGCAGAGTCGAGTATTAAATTACCTGTTGAAGTGTCAATCTCATTGTCACCAGTAACTGCTACTCTAATATTGCCAAAAATACCACCAGGAGCGGTTATGTTGTTAGAAGAACCTGGAATTGTAAATGTTCCATTAATTTCAACGTTCCCTGTGATAGTTGTATTACCAGTAACACCAAGAGTTCCATTAATAGAAACATCATCAAGGGTTGTTGCACCATCAACATCAAAATTACCACCAACGGTTAGATTTCCTGCAATACCAGCTCCACCATCTAATTGAACAGATCCAGTATCAACATTTCCAATTGTATTTTGAACTGTGCTTGTAAAAGTGGTAACACCAGCAACTATTAATTGATCATCTATTGTTGTCGTGCCCGCAGCAGAGTCGATTGTTAAGTTACCTGTTGAGGTATCAATTTCATTATCATTAGCAATACCAATACGAATATTATCAATCTCTGCACCACCGTTGGCATCCAGTAGTCCACTAATTGTGGTAATTCCTGTGATCCTTACATTATCATTAAATGAAGAAATGCCACAAACATTTAATCTCTTGGCAATTCCAACACCACCAGCAATTATAAGTGCTCCTGTGGTGCAACTTGTTGACTCGGTTATATTTTTAAAGTCAACAGTTCCAGTGACTCTTAGATTATCATTGAGAACAAGTTGTCGGTTCATCCTGATGTCACCATTAAAGGTGACGGGTCCATCAAATTGAGATAGAATAGTGCCAGAGTTACCACCTTCAACAAGAATTCTCTCTTTAACAATAACCTCATCAAATACAACACTGAGTCGATTTGGATCTTCACCAGTGACTGTTGGTATGGGGATTTCAAAGGTTGTCTGTTCACCAGATTGTGCAGAATACTTGGTATTTCCAATATAGAAATCACCATCACTATTCATACCCGTGTATAGAATATTTCCGCAAGAAGTTTCTTGAGATTGTGATAGATATTCTTCTTTTTCTGATAGTGTTTTGATTTGAACTTGTGGTAAACCAGTTGAATAGTTTCCTGGTCCATATCCAAGATATTCAAATGTATGTCCAGAGGCACGAAGAATTGAAGGACGACGAAGTTCAATTGGTAATAATCTAATTTTCTTGATTAAAGATCCACTCGGATGCGCTTCAATAATGGTCCCCATAGATCCACGAATGACTTTAATTTCATTCGTTGCAGCACCAGAGAGTGTGCTACTCTTGACACGCATAATTTCATTATCAATCTGAATATAAGATCCTAGTGGGAATCTTGCAACTGTTCCAATTCCAACGCCTGGAAGATCGACGACTAAATCTTCCCCAGTTGTAGTTGATGAACCTAGAATTAATACCTCATTATCATAAATGTTGAGAGATCTGATTCCAAGGTTTTCACCAAGATCATCGGCACTTGCATTATTTGCCGAAGTGCCGTGCTTGAGTAAGAATCTTGCAGTTGTTAGTGACCGATCAACTTTTGAAGTAAATTCATTTACACCATTAACAGTTCTAACAACAAAATCACCAAGGTTATTATTGTTAGTATCTAGAATTCTGAATGAATTGCCCGCAAGTAGACCGTGAGGAAGACTCAATGATTGATATGTTCCAATTCCAGTGCTTGAACTAAAAGCAGTTTGTTGAATCGTAACTGCTGGTCCCAGAACAATCGCATATTGATTTGCGACACAAATTGGATCATTTGCGGTTTTAGCAATTCCAATTTCCAATTTATTTGATGTTGTTGTAATTCGGAAATATCCACCAGCAGTCGTTCCAATACCAGTGACCTGAACATAACTATCAGTGGCAGTTGAAATACCAGCAGTATTAACAACAATATTTGCTTGTGGAGTTCCACCAATTGTGCTACTATCAAAATAAAGTTGTTCACCATTAGTATATCCAGATCCACCCTCAACAATGGTTGCAGAAGTCACTGCACCACCACTTACGGTAACATTTGCAGTGGCACCGTCCCAAACAGCCGATGCTGGTGCGGCAGCAGTATTAAATAATCTTACATTAAAGTAGGTTCCGTTGGTGTGTCCAGACCCACCATTCAATGTCGTATATGCTTTAATTCCATCTAATTGATGCTCTCGATCAAATGTTAAAGTTGCAGAGGTTGAACTATTTGAAACACTTGTTATTTTTTTACCAGCGGACCAGGTATTGAGTAATAAATCAACTGTTTCTCTGGTTATACTTCTCTTAAGATCATTAGTTACTACATCTCCTAGTGGGGCTCTCTTTGCAAAAGTTTTTGATGTATCTGGATTATCATTATGATTATCTCTATCTTGTTGAGGATATAGATTTTCAACTTTTTGACTATACTTGGAGTCAGTAAATTCTGTTGAAACTCCAACAGAGGAATTTAATGTGTAGATGTAGTAGACACCATCCTGAACATTAAAAATATATGGAGTAATAGTTTCAATTCGATATGCATATAAGTTCTGATTATTATCAGATATTCTAAATCTAGGAAGATTTTTTGTTCTTACATTTATATTACCCGTAAAAGTTCCAGGATTGTGCGTTACACCAAATACATCAGTCGTGCTATATGTAAATGTCTTATCATTTGTAATATTATTAACAATAAACGTTCCATTATATCCGACGTTATCTGATCCAGATGTGTTTGTGGTGCTTATTATATTTTTAACAACAATTTTATCATTGAGTTTCAAATTATGCGTTGAATCAGATCTAATCGTAACTGTTGCAGTCCCACTATCAAATGTACAAGTCGTGATAAATCTTGGATTACGATTAAAAAGATAATCACTATTAGAAATTGATGTCAGTGTAAAATCAGAATTTTCTCTAACTGTTGTTGAACTTGAATCCTGAATGACAAATCCCTCACTAGGAGCTCTACCATTTACAAGTTCTTTTGGAACAACAAATCTAATTTTGTAGATTTTCTCATCTAAACTTCTAGAATCTTCTACTCTGCGGACAAAAGAAATTTCAGTTTCTGGTGTTGTGAGAGTTTGAATGTGTTGATATAATAAACTATTTGAGTTTGTATGAACAAACCAGTGATTCTGATTTGAATCCCACTGAACTGGATGACCCAATTCCCCAGCAATTTTATCCGAAACACGACTCTCAATTCTAAGTTGAACTCCACCATGACTGGTAATTGCCAGTGGAGTTTGAGCAGATGCATTTGTCCTGGAGGATGCAATTTGTATTTGAGTTGCTCCCAGAGAAGTTTTCTTATCTGAAGTTATGGCAAAATACAGAGTATTTTCTTCTAATCCTTCTGGAAGATCTCCGGTTTCACTAAAAATTCTGATTGATTCTCCATTTTTCAGATCATGTCCAGATGGAATATTATAAACTGTTCCGTTACTATTGTTTTCTAATGATCCAGTATAAATTTTTGCAGAACTATCTGTTCCACTAATTATGGTTGATCCAGCACTTACTGGACCATTGGTCATTATAATATTTGCCTCGTGAGCCGTTCCACCAGCAACAGTTCTGACGTATACTTTATCATTGACTCTTGCACCTATTCTATATCCTTGAGATACAATCGGTGGTGGCACATCAATATTTGTATATCCTAGGAGATAAAGATGTTTATTAATTCCAACAGCTTTGGTTTTTGTTACATCAAACTGAACCCATTCAATTTCAGACTCGACATTAAGAACTGATCTTGGAGTGACTATCGAAGTAATATATCCTTTGTCGTCCTTATCGAAAGCATCTGCCTTAAATCCATCGGCTGCAAGTGCAACTTGACCAAAGTTTGAGTTAGAGTTAGTGATTGAAGCATCGCCACCAGATAATGCCTCAAAATGTTTTGTAAATCCAATTGCAAATACAGAAACAATCTGAACGACAGAATCATTTGACTTTTTAATATGAGTTGTCTTCCAACCATTTCGATAGATGGCATCACCATCTAGGTGATAAACTGTCGCCACATTAGTTGAAGACGCCTCAGCTGATAAAGCTCCTCCAATTTTTTTCGAGATCGCAATACCATCATATCTTTGACTTGTGGGATTATATTTGACGAATGCACGATCATCTTTTTGCAGAGACACGGCAGTGAACTGTGCCACAACCATTGAACGGAAACCAGATGCCTTGCTTCCATCAGCGTGCATACCCTGCATACCAAAAACTGAACGCAGAGAGATGTTAAAGATATATGGAGAAGCACCAGATACTGTGTCAGTTTCAATGGTTACACTAGCAGTGGCGCCAAGTGTAACTCCACCAGCGGGGCCCGCAGGTAGATTTGCCCTTACTTCTGAAAGTAAATATGTGAATACTGTGGCACTAACGACTTGAGAAACTTTTGTGGATACATTATAATCATTTGGTTGTATTCCACGGATCTTAATTGGAGTTCCACTAGTCAGATTGTGAGGAACTTGAGTAGTTACGGTTACAACTGGTCCAGGAGTTGCACCATCGCCAGAAATGATTGCTGAAATCTGAATTGGGTCAGTGGCAAATGCACCAACGATTTCCCATTCAGGTCTTTGTCTCTTGAAAGACTCTGGTTGTGCAGGATATTTTTGATCGATTTCTCTTCCAGATGCTCTGTTAAATGCATTACCAACCTTGCTGTAATACATATCAAGATCAGTAATTGCATAACCAGTGGGAAGATTTACCCCATCGGCATACTCAAAGCAAGTTAGTTTGTGGTGAGAAAATGTTGGTTTTGATTGATTTGTAAGACTAAAGTTAGAGGGGTCTGTATAGACCAATCCTAATTCATTACCATCAAAGATTGAGAACTGCCAGAAATAGCAGGCACCAGTAATTCTAAAAATTGCGCTATATGGGATTGAATAGTCCGTTGGGTTCGGAACATATTTTGGACGAATCTTGGTCTTTCTTAAATCAAGACCAACAATCGAAGTTCCACGAGGAACAATGGTGCCACCGTAAATACTATTAAACTTGTAAAGAACATTATCTTCTTGTGTTAAATCAAAGTTAGAATTAAGTGTTAGGTCTAAAATTGATCCAGCAAAAGATTCAGTTCCTCCAGGAGAAACTGCGGTGGCAACTCCACCGTTATCCTTAATTGCAAATCCCGGTCTGTTATCAATCAGGTGTTCGCCAGGAAACAAAAGAATGGTTGTTTTTTCTGTGATATCATTATCGTTTCCCCTCAAATATGAAAATC